AAATACTATATAATTCCCCAAAAGTTAGTTTCCCCTAACTATTGATTGTTAAATTTTTGTCTATCTCCGAGTTTAGTATAACAAATTCTTTTGACTAGCTATTCTAATCTTCAGACCTAAACATTTTGTTTAATCAGACTAGACCATTTGACATTCATTATATAATGAATTGAAAGGTGGTGAACATATGATACATTTTATTGTTGGTTTTGCGTTTGGTTATATTATTGGTGTGTTTCTAATGTGTCTATTGCGAATGACAGAGTGAAAACAAAGGAAGGTTTAAACCTTCCTTTTATTTTAAAACTAAACACCACCTTTAAAAGAATTTTCAATTATTGTTTATGTGTTGTTGTCAGGTGTCAACATTGGTGATATAATGAAAGCCCAATAATATATGAAAGGTGGTGATTGTCAGATGTATTCAATGAAAAGGGTTGTGCTTGATTGTCTGCAAATAGCTTTATATGCTGCTGGTGTGGTTATGGAACAGACAGATGATTATGATGAAGAAGATGAATTTTACAGTGTTGAAGAAGCTATAAAAGATGCTCTTAAGTTTGCTAAAACAACATATGAAAAAGGTGGTGAATGATGTGTGTACTTTCATTGCTTATCTGCTATCCGTTTACACTTACAATGAACAGTTGATTTTCAGATGCAGAACCATTGGTGAAGGTTTGCGCATTCTGGACAAGCTACGATGCGATTATTACATCATTGGATTTGATATGCGCAAAGTTCCAAACACGAAAGTTAAAGTAAAGAAAGGTGAAATTAATGAATAAGAAATACACCCTTTTCAAGCTGGGTGACAAGTACACGCTTTTTCTAGGTGTCTGGCTTGATTGTCGCAAAATTCCAAACGCTTTACATTTTAAACATGGTCTGTTTTCACAGGATGAAGTGGACTACATCAAAGCACGCCACAAAGCCAGATTCAAGTGGAATGATTCTATGAAGGTCTATGAGTTTTGCGCCAGTGACGCTGACAATCCTTGCACTGTGGCGCAGTTGGTTCTTTACGAAACATCAAAAAGCGTTTACTCTGGCAGTCTGCGCAAGGGCATATTTTCTTGGGATGTGGCACGCATTAAAGCTGAAATGACTGCAGACGCTTCAAAACCTTCTGACTATTTTGGTTAAAGGAGAATTTATCATGGATATTCAGAAAATTGAAAAGGGTTCAATCCCTTCTGAAGAAATTGTAACCAGTTGTGATTATTACGTCATTGATTCAGAATCTGTTGAAACGCTTGCTTTTATCCTTGAACACCTTGACATTGATGCAGTAAATAAAACGGTTGACGAATTTGTGCAGAAAGTGATGGTGATTTGCTTTGAATGCCAATAAGATTTATACGCCACACACGTCTGCTGAATTCCTGCAGATTATCTGGCAGCGTCAAAAGGATTTGGGCATATCAGATTATCAGCTGGCACGCGAAAGTGGAGTTTCGCGTGCAGCCATTTCAAGGTGGAAAGCTGAACAGCGCAGCCCTATGTGGTATCAGATTTTAGCACTGTTCCCTGTTGTGGGTTTAGAAATCAAAATTCTTGAAAAGGATTGATTCACGTGCCACGCAAAAAGCAAAATAGGTTTTGTGTTGGCGTTTACAACATGGACACAGAAAGCACACACGATGGATATATCACAGCATTCATGGCTGATAAATTCCATTCGCGTCTGGTTGTAAACCTGCCACACCCAAAGAATATTGGCAGACCTTCCCGCAGATACACTGAAGCCAGATACCTTCTTTTCAAACTGCTGGACACACTGCCAGAACACGTTCGATTGACACAGCAGAATGAAATCAGGTTATTTTTCAGACAGCTGAATGAAACATGCACCACTGCTGCGCAGTATCTAACGCAAATGGATTCAAAACTGGAAAAACCACAATGTTATCTGGTCATTCACTTTGCAAACCTGACGTGGGATTTAGACATATTAAAAGGCATGATTTTCGATGACATAAGGTATGAAGCAAAGCCATGTGGCACAGCGTCAGACCTGATTCAGCTTGAATTTGGCAATCTGTTTTTCAGGGATTTTCTAAAGGTAAGTGGGTTCAGGTCAATCAAGATGGCAGGTCAATGCTGCATTTCATCCCATAAAGCAGAAGGTGAAGACGTTTATAATATTACTGTTGACCAGATACCCTTGAAGTATGATGACTATACAGACCATCAGAAATTTTACATGGAGAATGACGTGCTAGTGATGAATGAGTCATTGAATATCATACTGAACAGGCGTGAAAACTATTCAATCAAAACGTTGAATGATTTGCCAATGACTTCAACATCGTTTGGCAGGTTCAGACTGAAAAACAATGATGAAATCATCATGGAAGGAAACCAGAAAATATATGTGCCTGCTCTGCTGACCATGTCCAGATGGAAGTTTGCACGCCCGTTTCTTGCCTATCTACTGCGCGCATATAAAGGTGGTTATTGCGCACCCAATCCAGCCATACAATATAAACTGCTGGATGACGTTATATGTTTTGACGCTGTTTCCATGTACCCTGACAAGATGATGTTTCACAGAATGCTGCAGTGTACAAAATACACGCAATTCAATGTTTGCAAGTATACTATTGAAGAATGTGCGAAGCATCTGGATGAAGACACAGCACGCAGCGCATTAAATAAGGTAAAGAACATTCAATTCTTCATCAATGAAAAGATTGATGCTGATGGGTTGTTTATTGAAAGACCAGATGACTTGAATTGCGGGTTGTATCCTTGGACTGGAAACGTCATTTTAAACATCAAAGGTGTCAGGCAGCGTGGAAACTGTCACATGATGCCTACCATTTCTAAATTCAAGGTTGAAAACATCAAGCCAGCACGAATTCCAGATGATGGAAGGTATGCACGACACATAGAGGAATGCAATGGTAAAATCCTATCAGGTGACAACATTGAAATCATCCTGACAAGCGTTGATTTGATGCTGACTATGCTGGCATATGACTGTGAAATTGTCCAGATTAAGAAGTGGTTAAATCAATCATGGCGTGATATGCTGCCAGTTCAAAAGCGTGATTTATGGTATGCGTATCAAAGAAAAATGCACATCAGCGCGGTTTTGAAGCGTGACAGATATTCAAATAATGATTACTGGCAAAATGAAGCGGGATTTAATCCTGATGCCATTAACAGTTTGAATGATGATGACTATGATGTATTCACACATAATTATAAATTGCTGGTTAAAGCTGACGCGAATGGAAAATATGGCATGACAGTCGAAAGACCATTGCACCCTGACAGCTGGATTGAAAAAGATGAAGACGGATTGCCAGTCATCCAGAATGAAACAGTGCAGCACGCAATGGAAAGACTGCTGCAAAATGCAGACCTTGCGCCAAAGACTGTGAACACGTCAGATTATTGTGCAGGTTCTTCAATCACCATGTGGGCAAGGTGGCAGTTGATTTCAATGATGTTTTGTTTTTTCAAACATGGGATTGAAACATATTATTGTGACACTGATTCACTTTTTGTCAGCAGGTCAGACACAGCCTTTGAATGTGTGGCTGCATTCAATGCACGCAAAAAGGCGCTGTATTATGAAACGGATGTTGGGAATGGTATAAAGGTTAATGTTGACACTGCTGAAAATCTGGGGCAGTTTGAATTGGATAAAGAATGCAGGTGGTTTAAAACACTGGGTTCAAAAAATTATGCCTATGTGAAAAAGAATGGTGATGTTAAAATCACAATTGCAGGTTTGAATACATCCATTTTTCAGAAACTGTTGAAACATCAGCTGGATAAATCAGAATTTCCACGTGTCGATTTTGACAGGTATTACAGACCAAACACCTGTGTGCATCCTTCAGCCTGCAAAAAGTTACTGAAAATTTCTGAAAATATGGGATATGATGAAAAAGGGCTGTGGCGCGGTTGTACACTTGAACCAGTTGGATTCTATAGTATCAGGATGTCATCAAAATATCATGTCAACAATGCACGCCACGCTGCCATTATTCAAGGACTAGATTCAGAATATTATTATGGTATGTACAATTCTCCAATTTATTTGACAGACAAGGGTTTTACGTTTTATTGTAATGATAAATTCAGGGTTGATGAATTTGAACCACTGGAAGAAAATCAAACAATAAAGGGTGGTGTGGTTTAATATGGCTTCAAAGCGTTCAGAGCATTCAAAACTTCTTGACAATGTTGGAAGACGCATTAGACATTTAAAAGAAGATTTGGGAAACCCATCAAACGATGCAATGCGTAACGCTGGAATAGAAAGAAATATAAAAGCCCTTGAAAAATTCAAGAAACAATTAAAAGACGCAGCAGCACAAAATCCAGATAAAAAGCTGACTAATGAACAGATATATGAAGCAACAGAAAGAATGAAAACAGATGACAATTTGCGCACTGATAAAAAGAAGATAGATGAAATTACAATAAAGAAAGTTTTTTCAGGCGAATATGATGAAACTGAAGTGAAACAGATGTTGGAAAATCCTGTTTTAAATGAATTGATTGCAAAATATTCAAGATTGGTTGGCGTTTATATAGGTCAATCAGCAAAGCCTATTGATGACACAAATGCAAATGATTTGGTTGAAAGAGCGCAGGCTGAAGAAAAGAACAGTGAATTGACAGACAATGAAAGAAAAATACTTAATCAGATTATTGATAAAATCACTAAAACGCAAGGCAAACGCCACCTTGATGGCATTCTGTCTGGTATGGGTGAATAATAATTATACGCTGCGGGATCTTCCCACAGCGTATATTTATACTTATTCAGTCACAGCAAATTTTCTTGAATATTTGTACCAGCATTTCATGGTCAGACAATTCACCTTTTGTTGTGGTGGGCTTGAAAGTATAATCAACCTGTTTCAGCCTGCCCCATCCTTGCCACTGTGACGGATTAAAAGGTGAAATGTAAACGCCTGTGTTAGGGTTTGACTGGATGATCTGCCCATCATACAGAATAGCTACATGGTAACAGTTGGGTTTGTCATCATACCCATCAGGGATTTCATTTTTGATGATTTTAAAAAGCAATGTTCCGTCAATGGCTTCAGCTGATGGCAATTGACCTTCATGCCTGTCAGTCAGAAATCTGTATTTTGCGCTGTTTTTGTAGCTGCGCCACAGCCAATTTGTACCTTGACAGGCAATACCAGCAGCACGCCTGACAACACCAATACAATCAATAAGACTGTATGGCTGACCAATCAAAGACAGTGCATTTTCACAGAATTGTTTGTTTGTCATCGTATCACTTCTTTCCTAATATGCGCATAATTAGTAAATAGAGAATGTATAAACCAAAATTGCCATACTGACTGCGCATTCTCATAAAAGGGTTCATCTGATAGCTTTGTGAAGGTATGGGCTGGCTTGCCTGTCCAGCCAGAAAATTATACCAGTTTACTGCGTTTTGTGGTCTGGTTGTTGGGCTGTTGGCTGCGCTGCGCTCATATTGCCAATAATAGGCAGTCGCAAGCGTGGCGGGATTGTCTGTGCTTCTTTTGAATTCTTCCCACGAATAGTGATACCCTCTGTTGTTGTACCACGTTCGTTTTCCATTCACGCCATATTGGCAGTCATAATCATGGAAAGCAATCTGCGGTTCAATCCTTCCAGATGGGTTGTCATCTGTGGCATTTATGCCTATACCCTGTGCCCGACACCAAACACCGTATTTTTTATACCATCCAGTCCATTGTGCCAGCCCAAAACCACCACCTGTTTCGCGTGGAAATCTTGCACGCTGTGGTCTGTTGGGATTCAGCGTGCATTCGTTTTGCCAATTGCCAAGACACGCTGCAATAGCATTCAGCGACCATCCACGTGGTGTAAGATAGTTGTAAATCCAGATTGCATTTGTTTCCATCTGCGACTGGTTCAGGGCTTTTCTGTAAGGGTGGAAATATTCGTCAGCCATTATAAACCACCCAATCTTTTTTCCTTTGTGGTCAATTTCTGTGTATTGGTTTTGGCTGCATTCAGTTTGCTGACAACAGATTCAGCAGCAGATTTGATGGTGCTTGAAAGAGAAGGAACAGAAACTGCAGGAATTTTAGGCGCTGTGTTTGTTATCTTGTCTACACTTCTACTGTCAGCATTCCATTTGACAGGGTTGAATGTGTAGCTTGTTTTTGAAAATCTGCTCACATCCAAAGGCTGTGCCTGTTTTTCAAGTGCCCTTGATACACTGTCATCACCAAACCCAAATGAAGGACTTAATGCAGCACCATGTGCGGGGAAAGCCGATGCAGCTGCGCTGCCTATAGCACCCAAACCAAATATTGTTGAAGTAAGTTCAACAGGCGTTTCAGGTCTGGCTAACCAATCCAAAGCCCTTGAAACAATCCCTTTTTCTTGAACAGGTTGTTCAATTGTTTTCTGTTTCATTTCATTTCTATACACAGGGGCTGCGCTTGAAACAGCGTCAACAGTGGTTGAAGGGATTTTGAAAGATGAAAAATCTGGCGTCTTCTGCAGAACACCTTTTTTGACAATTTCATTTTCTTTTGAATTCGCATAAGGTTCTGCGCTTTGAAAAACCTGTTTTGCAATCGCTTCAGCCCTTGTTTTGACTTCAGATTCACTTGCATTTGGGTTTTCAGCTTTGACGATGTTTTCAAGTTTGGCAAGGTTTGAAAACCTGCCTTTACCATTGTATTCAATAGCATCTGCAGCAGCCTGCATTTCTTCCTGCGTCAGTAATTCGCCACGTTTGATTGCACCCTGACGTTTCATTGCTTCAACTGCTGCCAGTCCTCTCTGGTATAAACCTTCTGTTGCAGGCTGCGCTTTTGCGTCAACAGTCAACTGTCTATAACCAGTCTTCAATCCTTCAGGAACAGGCGCAGGAACAGGCGCAGTTGCACCTTCTGGCACAAGCTGCGGTTCAACTGCTCTTTCGGGCGCAGATTCACGCGCAGCTGCGCGCAGTCTTTCAAGTTCTGCTTCACTGACTGTGGCATATTCTGGTTCAGTTTCTGTTTGATACGCATATTCAGGTTCATTTTCAGAATTCAAACCATCAAATGAAGGAAGGGAAGGAAACATAAACCCGCCACCACGTGAACCACCATAGCTTTGCGCCGATGCCATAGCAGCACCACCAGCATTTGCGACCTTGAATGAACCATTGCCACCAGCTGGCATGCTATAAGGATAGTCTTCAAGTGTTTCAATCGGAGATGTGCCAGCTGGCACATCTCCAATATTTTCAATGTTGGAATTCTGCAGAATGCGTGCAATTACTTCATCACGTGTCATGATTACACCACCTTAATTTGTAATATAAGTAACCGCACATCTGACATCACCAGTTGGCGTTGTTGATGTAAGAATTTCACCAGTTGTCCTAATAATAAACGGACACCCTGTTGCTTCATTACTTGGAGAGCGTAATATTATATCAAAAGGTGGGCGATACCCTTCAGGCACATATCCTAACGTTTCACTACCACCAGATGGTTTAATTAATCTGAATGTTACAGTAACAATATTACCTTTTTTAGCAACAACATTATTGGACAAAGTATAATTTAAATTTTGAATTGTAGTTTGAGAATAAGAGTTTAAATCTGTAATATCAGATTGAATTTGTGTAAGTGTGCTACGAATATTTGTTATTGCTTCTGCATTTGTATTGATTGCAGTTTCAGAATTATCAATGTCTGTTTCAGCTTGCGTCATTCTGGTTTGAAGGGATAAAACATCAGTTTCGACATCAGTCAATCGCGCTTTAATGCCAGTCTGCGAAGCGTTGATGTCATTTTCAACAGTGGTCAGACGCGAATCAATACCGCCTGTGCCATTGACTTCACCTTCAATGCCAGACAATCTGACTTTTATGCCATTGGTAGCATCATTAATATCCGTTTCAACAGCAGTCAGCCTTGCTTTAATTCCTTCTGTACCATCCAATTCAGTGTAAATGTCTTCAATGTTGTCATTGATGGTGTCAATGTCACCGCCAGCATCTGCAATCATTGCAGCCAGATTGGCAATCTGTGTGGCAATCGTCACTTCAGTTGTGGCGTTGATGTTGATGTCACTGCCAGTCAGCACAACAGCACCTGTTTTGCCATTGACGCTTGCAACAGCAATCAATTCAGGGTGTTCTTCAATATAATCTGAAATAACTGCAGCAATGGCTTCAGGGTCAGAGATAATAGGGTTTTCTTCCAGATATTTCTGGATATGCGCAACAATCTGCGGAATGGATGCAGGCGCAACATACATGAACAAAGGCTTATAAGTTCCCATAAAAACACCACCTTTTAATATAATTCGTCTTCATCAATGTCAATGACATTCAGAAACAGTTGCCCCACTTCAGGAAAAATCACAGCATCATAGCAATCCCATACCTGTGCCTGTCTGTACCCGCCTAAAATGTCACTGGCAGTAGCAGTGCCGATGTTGCCTGACCTGCGCAATTTGTGTTTTTCATGTGCATTGCCATTGTCTTCTGTGCTGGATTCTGATTTACCGCTTTGTTTTGTCCTTGTTTCACCGTTCTGATATTCGTTTGTGGTTTCTTTGTTGATGTCCTTTGACGCTGAAGACAGATAGTTGTCAATGTCAGATACATAACCGTCTGGGGTGTCCATCAATCGTGATTTGTCCTCACTGTCAATGATGGTTCTGGTCTGCAGGTTGGGTGTGGTTGTCGTTTCAAGGTCAGGTGTGGTTTTGCTGTTTGAGTTGTACTTGTTTTCAGATTCTTTTTCAAATTCTTCTGTCAAATCGTAATTCCTTGTCATTTCAGCATCTGACAGGGCTTTTTCTGACAGCAGCAGTTTATGCCACACATAGGCACGTTCTTTTACCAACCTTTGAAATGCACGCAAAAACTTTGTCGGAGATGAAAAGGCAATAGCCCTGTAATAAAAATGCTCATTGATGTTGTCAATCATCGTGTCTGTCAGGTCATCCACGTTTTCAGGATAAAGCGTGTCAAAGCCCTGAACCAGTTGCCATGCTTCACTGTCTCTGTTAATCAATTCATAGAATGGTATTGTGCGCATATCGTCACCACCTTATAAAATGGAAGGGTTGTTGACTGCATAAGGATGTGCAAAATTCTTACAGTCAATGTCTTCTGTTTCTTCATTATACCACCAAAGATATAATCCGTCATTAAACAGTGATGTCATCAGCGCATTCACGAATTGTGGTCTGTTGAACACATCATTTGTTATTTTTGGTTCAATCATACGCCAATAATCAAAAACCTGTCTGGATTGCCTGCAGGTCACAAGCCCTTTGCACATATGCCCTGAAGATTCATTGATTCTGTCAAGGTCAATCAAATCAGCTTCAGAAGGGCAAACAACACTGATATTAAATCCATACTGCTGCAGCATCATCAAATCACCATAGGCATTTGAACCTGCAGCTGTCGTGGGCAAGTATTTTTTGTCAGCATAGCTGGCTTCAATGCTTTTCAGTGCCTGTTCTGCCACTTTGACGTTCTGTTTATAGGTATAGCTTGCTTCAAGCCCAAAGCTGGACAGGAAACCAGTTGACAGCAGCGCATTCAATCCAGAGTAACCACCTGTGGTTAGCGCATCCTGCATTTCATCAGACAAGCCAAGGTTAGGAAGCATAGAAGAAAGAGCGTCACCAGCTTTGTCAAACATGCTGTCAAGCATGGTAGCAATACCGCCTGACTTGCTCTGTGCTTCTTTGGCATTTTGAATTGACAGTTTAGATGCTGCAATGCTTGCGCTAATACTGTTCTGGTTTTGGGCCTGCCAGATTGCATACTGGTCAGAATTCATGGTGCAGTTTGGCGGGCTTGTCTGCTTCATTGCAAATAGTTCTTCCTGTGTGTTTGTGCCGAATTTATAATTTACTGGATAACACAACAGACATGGATAACCACCAGCAAATGAACATTCAATTTTAAATTGTGGGGTGCTATTAAAATCTTCATATTTAAATGTATTTTCTTCACCTGTTTGATTAGACACAATAATTGTTGTGTAATCAAAACCTTTCAGAATTGGATTAATGACAGACAGGCCAGCATTTGAAAACAGTGTTGAAGCGTCTGGAACATTTACTGTCAGCGACTTTTTTGTATAGCTGCGCGGTAATGGTTTAATTGCTTCAAGACCTGCACAGGTAACAGGTGACAATTCTGCTGGCATGCAATAAATTCCAGTTACGCTGCCCAATTGACCTGACGCATTCAAATCTGCATTTAACCTATACAGCGCATAGCTATTTGTTGTTGTTGAACCACAGTTGATTATATATGGAATCGAAGACATATAAACATTATCAACAATATAACCTTGCACAACAGGGTCATCATAAAAATTATTATTGTATCTCAAAAATTCAAATGTATCATCTTCAAAATTTGCCTGAAGGTCAATTGTGCTATAAACCACAAATGCAATGTTATTATTATTTTGTTTCCATTCCCATAAATTGCGCTTTGCTAGTGACGGATATTCACTACCCATTCCACGCAAAGGCAGCACAGACAGGTTAGTTGTTGCCACGCCATAACCACCAACAGCCCAGAATGGCGTGCTGTCAGCGTTAAAATAATAGGTTTGTACCCAGTCAATCTGTAATTGAAGTTCAGTGCAGTTGATGTTCTTATATTTCCTGTCTACGATGAAACAATAAAATGTTTTTTGATGTGGTGTGCGTGGTCTGTTCACTATCTTCACATAATCTGCAATATAACTGTTTTCAAAACTATAACCAGTTCCGTTGCTGCAATTTACCCTGATCGTGTCACCCTGTTTCCAATATTTGCATCCAGTAATAACCTGCAGGATTTTGGAAGACAGGAAGGTGTCACGCTGCGCAGCAGTCTGGAAACCCCACAGATGTTTATTCTGCGGGTCCACTGCACCTATGTGGTAAAGCGTGTATTCAGTATCACGCCACAGGTTTTCAGGAATTGCCACGTGCTTCACCACCTTCAGGCGTTGCTACATAGTTATCATTCAAACCGATGTTATAATCGACTGCAGCAAAATCAACGTCCAGCATGATATTAAATTCAGCAAACTTCAGGTTGATTTCATCAATGGCACGTTTCCTTGTCAGCAGTCTGTTTGTCCTTTCGTGAACCACGTGACCATTAATTGCGCTGATTTCAGAAACAATCATCCGTTCGCGTTTGGGGTCACCTCTGTTAGGAACACCGCAAAATGTAAGGACTTCTGACAGCAGATTTTGCTTGTATTCCTGCAGCGCAGTGAAAACCACAGGCGCATCTGTCGAAACTGAATTGATGCCAGAAGTAACAGTATCACCAATTTGCGCAATAACGGGTTGACCTGTGCGCATCTTTCGATATGCCAGCTTCAGTGACTGCAGCTGCGCTTCAGTGGGCGCGGTCAGAAGGATTGGCGTTTTTTGTGCTTCAATGTTTACATCAATGGTATTGTCACAGCGTGCCAGCTTCACTGCGTATTGGCGCAGCGCATCCAGATTGCTGACCTTCAGGCAGTTGTCATAAATAATGACATATTGGTCAGGGTTCAACACGCATTGATAACCATTAAGACCATATGCCCTGATTGTCGTGGGGTTGCCATACTGGTTAAGCCTGCCTTGCACCACATAGGGCAAAATCAAAGGGCCGATGACTTCATCCACGAAAAAACAGACGCTGCCACGATACATCAACCACTGTTCAACCTGCGCCATATCGACAATCAAAGGCATACCAGAATAAATGAAAATGCTGCTGTAAAGCTGCTGTAAATCCCAGTACCATTTTCTGAAGGTGCTTTCAATGCCTGTCTGGTTGTCCTTGACTTCCTGACCAATCATTCTATTGAATTCAGTGCCTTTAAACATATTTTCACCACCTAATGAAAGAAGGGTGGAAAATATTAAATTTTCCACCCATCTTTTATTGTGTCACTGCTTTTAGACAGTCAGTGCGCCTGTGTTGGGATTCCACGTGCAAGTGTCATTGATTTCAGGATTGTTGACAAGCGTTGCCTTAATGGTCAGCGTGCCAGACTGCGCTGCGCCAAGATGAACCATGCCAGTTGCGCTGATATAAGTGTCATTGTTCGCACCTTCAAGCGTCCATCTCACATTTTTATTCGTGGCAGTCGCAGGCGCGACAGTCGCAGTCATCTGCAGGTTCGTGCCCTTGGCATACGTGCCAGCAGCATTCGTGATGGTCACAGCAGTTGCAGGCACGATGTCACCATAGCTGAAGCAGATGCAGTTGCTGAAGGGGCTACGACTGTAAACCCGCCATACATGCCAGAAGTAGTTCCAATAAAGCCCTTCGCTGTTGTACTGCTCTGTGAATTTGTCCAGCGTATTGACTACCATCAGGAATTCGTCATCGCACAGAACAGCGTATACATCAGGATTTTCTGCGCCAAAGTTATCAACCAGAACCTTGCGACCAAGGAATTCTGCCTTTGACATATTGAAGGCAGCAGCCAATACATTTACGTCCATGATGGCATCGACATCAGCACGCAGCAGAAGCACCTGCTTGTCCTTGGGTGTGTAATTCATCACGCCAGCTGCATTGTACTGGTTGGACATAAATTCCATCAGGTTAGACGCAGATTTGATATTTGTAACGATGTTGTGGATGTTGTCAACAGTGGGCGCATCAGTCTTGATGTAGTACATTTCATCAGCAGATTCTGCGAAAATGTTCTTCATGCTGACGAATTCATCATAATTCGCGCCACTGTAAAGGCTGTCAACAATGCCAGCAATCAGGGTGCGCATACCCTGTTCAGACACAAATGCCTTTTCAAGGCTGTCTTCCTGAATCGTGGCTTTGTAGAATAGCTGGCTGTTCGTTTTGTGGAACACTGCGCCCACATCAGGGATAATCCGTTTATAAACTTCATTTTCAGCAATCTGCGGGTTGTATTCGTGGGCATTTGCAATGTTGACATACACTTCTTCAATGATGTCACCATATCGTTCGGTGCCTTTCTTGAACACCGCGAGCGGGTTCTCATAAAGCCTGCTTGTAATAACAACACGCGCAATGCGATTGACAAGAACATTCAGAAACTGGTTCGCAAGGGCTTTGTTGTTCAGGATATATTGTCCAATATCCTGCAGGTTTTCAGCAGTAGCAGTGGGAATGCGTTCAGACAGCGCAGGCGCAATTGCGTTGATAACTGCGCTAGTGGTCGCGTCAAAGATTTTCGCCATGTTCATTCATCCTTTCTTACTTGTCTTTAAAGAGAGAATCAAAAGAGGGTTTAGAACCACCTTTTTGTTTATCTTCATCTGGCGCAGGTTCGCCAGATAAAAACCGTTCACGATACCTTTTATTAGCTGTGTCAAGGTCTGTGCGCAGCTGGTTGCGTTCAGCGTCAGCTGCAGCAAAATCTGCTGTCAGGGTGGTTTCTGCGTCATACAGTCTGTTTATTTCAGTCATCACATCATCTGAATTTGGGTCTGCAGTGTAAAGTTTGATAAAATCCTCTTTGGTCATTTTGTGTCATCCTTTCCGTGGAAGTGTTCCTGAATTTCCCTGACAAGGGCTTGCATCACTTGTGTATTTTCATTCATCTGTTTTCTAAATTCATCCAGAACAGTGCGCTGATAGTAGAACAGCCAAATGACAACAGCAATGGGAAAACCAACAGTTGTGATAAAATCTGAAATCAGTTTTATGTCCATATGAAGCACCACCTTATATTTAATTTTGGTGCGCAGAGGGTGTGCCACAATCCCATAATGTCCAGTCACAAATTAATGTGGAAAGCACACTGGACACATCTGCGCAATAATTAATATAAGTATGTAACATTTATTTGTCAATATGTGCGCAGTGCCTGACGGACAGCGTATTTGATTTGTTCGTCATCGAACACACATAACCTGACATCAAAACCAATGTCCTTTAAATATGCGACTGTTGCCCCAAACCGCTTGTCGATGTCAATCAGTCTGTTATCCAGCCTGACAAGAACAGGCATTGAAGGTGCTGCGAATAATTGCTGTCGTGTCGCAGCAAAGCCAATCTGATTCTGTGTAAGCCTGACCTTATACAGATATATTTCATTATTCTTATAAACCAGCGTGGCGCAATAAGTGGGGGATGCTTTGCGCAGAAATGATTTCATTGTAGCTGCATCATATACGTTTGAATCTGTAATAAAATCACCTTCAAAGGCAATTTCATTCCCGTCGATTTTTAATATGTCAGGGATTTCTGCTTCTTCTTCATACGACATTTCAGCATATTCAACAGCATATTTCACGCCACGTCTATTGCGCAAAATGCGCAGCTGGTTGGGATATATATGTAGTTTATCAATGTTTATGCCTAAACCTTCAAAATAAGGGTTTGCTTTGTTTAACGTGTTGCCAATCAACCACACTGTCATATCAGTTCTGTCACGATTGATTGTACTGACCAATGACATAAACAATTCAAATTCAAATGGCAGGTAATCAGCACTGTTCAGAAGTACGAATTCTTCCATGATTAAACGGTTTATGTTCGGAAACTGCGCAGATTTGTACTTGTATTCAGTGTTTAAAATAAAAACCCTTCCAAAATAGTCGCGGGGCGTTTTCTTTGAATAAGGGTCTGCACCAGCTGGAATGAAATACCACTGTTGCCCATCATACCAAATCTCTTTGTTGTATGTCTCTTTGGTATACTTCATCAAATAATCTGACTGAAACCACGCATTCATATAATCATCACGCGCGTCTGTGATGTATCGCAGCACGCGACCAAAGGCTTTTATCTTTCCAGACATATGATCATCAATCAGGCTTTTGCAAACTGCTGTGCTTTTGCCATTGCTGCGCCCACCAAATATCACATTGTAAAGAGCGTTTTCAGCTTTTATTCTGCTGTCATCATAATATCGCATTTTAATCACCACATAAAAAGAAGCACGCCAGCTGGCGTGCTTTGTGTGTCAGGAAACAATCTGCAGCGTCCTGCCCTTTGTGCCATACCTGCGCGCATTAAACTGCACGCATTTGAAGGTGTGACCTTCCAGAGCAGCACGCGCGCCAGCTTCATCCGTTTCAATTTCTTCCAGATAGCTATTCGCAATCGTGTTCGGAAGGTAATACTTTCCATCATCACATTCAACAATAACTGCCTTGCGAATTTCACCTGTCTTGCTGTCAGTGAATTCAATCACACTGTCAACAGCCTTGATGTGATAGTTGCTGCCCACTTCCATCTGGTTGGTATTCTGCATCGCAAGACGTTCTGCCAAGGTGTAGTGACGTTTCTGATTTGCCATTTTGTTTTCTTCCTTTCTGTGTTCAGTTTTCAATGTTGACTGCGCAGCTTGTGCTTCATTCATTGCGTGGCACTGGTCAAACCACGCAAGCTGCATAATGCCATACACTTATGCTGGCTGCAGACAGGTTAGCTGCGCACAGGTTGTTTCAGCCTGAACCTAATAGTGAGATTGTTATGAGACTATCTGAAGCATCTTTAGTATAAAGGATGAAGGGCAGAATAGCAAGAAAAAGAAAATTTGATTTATTTATCATAAACAGGTGAAAAGCGTTGACAATTGTCAATTATAGGTGTATAATAAAACAAAAAACCCATTTGAAAGGAGAACACAAAATGAAAACTACTGCTAATGTTGGTGACAAGGTAAAAGTTAATGGGCGCACATATACAATTGCTGATTTGTATTTTGCTGACTTCTGGCATGGTTGGTACATTGAATTTGTTGACACAGATGGTCACTATCATAATTGGAAACAAAACATTGATGGTGGTGAATTCATACCAGCAAAGGAAGGTGAATAAAATGAAATTCAGAATTCAAAGACAAGAAAAAGTGGAAGGTTAAACCTTCCATTTTCTTTTATCAAATAGTTTACTTTGATTAAACAAAAAGTTTAGGTTTTAAGATTAGAATAGCTAGTCAGCAGAATTTGTAATACTAAACCACGATTGTTAGTTAGGGGAAACTAACTTTTGGGGAATTATATAGTATTT